GCTCGTCATCAGTTCCTGCTCACGTAGAAATGATGGGATTCCTGGGTATCGGTAACAACCCGATGGTAGGTTGTACAGTAGCTTGCGCAGTTGACGTTGCTACTGCTTTGAATAAGTAATCTATACTTTATCAAATATATAAACTCCTGTAATCTAAATGGTTGCAGGAGTTTTTTATTTGCCGTAAATTATAGTTTAGGGATATTCTAATAGCCTTCTTTTTGGTTATCTTGTCTTATCAAGTAAGAAGAAAAATGAGACTATAACAACCTAAAATATAGTTCACCCAAAGGCCATTATACTCAAGCCCAAAGCTGAGCAATTGTCACTTAATTAAGCCCTGAAAAGGTGATTTTTGCAGCCCATTTGCAGCCCAATTTGCCATTTTCAAAAATGGGCTGCAAAAACTTATATAATCAGCTATAGTACAATGAGATATACTCCATTTTACAATCATTTTAATATGGAAAAACATTGTACGATGGTTTACTTTTCATTGAGAGAAAGTAAGCAAAACAAGAAAGGTTTATCACCTATTGAGGTTTCTATCTCCACAAACGGAAAAAGAATCTATTTCAGCACAGGTAAATATGCACGCTCTACAGACTGGAATAAAGAAAAACAGTTAGTAAAAGGTAAGAGTGAAGAAGCTCAATTAGTAAATAGTTATCTTACACAGCTAAGAAACAAAATATACCAGAAAGAAATTGAGCTACTTCAAATGGGCTACCTAATCACAGCAGAGCTACTAAAAGAAGCTGTTGCAGACAAAGTAGAAGCATTGAACGAAAAAAGCCTGTTTGAATTTTTTGAAGAACATAACAGAGAACAGGAAAAGCTGGTTGGAAATGGAGTTTCTAAAGCTACTTATTGGATTTCTGTCTATACAGTAAGGCTACTCAAAAAATTTGTTCAGCAGAAATACAAAAGAGAAGATTTATACCTACGTGAATTGAATCTGAACTTTATCCAGTCTTTTCATACATTCCTAAGAATAGACAAAGGAATGGCACAAAATTCATCTACCAAACATCTAAAGCTACTTAAAAAGATTGTCAACCTTGCAGTAGCTAATTCATACATGGCTACCAATCCATTCATTACTTATAAGATAGAACGTGAACCCGTAGAAATAGATTTCTTGGATGAAGAAGAACTAAGAAAGATTATCAACTTTGACACTCCCCTACCCAGACTGGAGAGAGCAAAAGATATGTTCCTCTTTGGGTGCTTCACTGGATTGAGCTACATTGACATCAAAACCTTAGCACCAGAACATTTTGAAAAGGACAATACAGGCAGAATTTGGATTAAGAAACGCAGGGTTAAGACTGGAGTTCTATCACGCATCCCCCTACTCCCTATTGCCAAACTGATACTGGATAAGTACAAAGGTGGAGAGAAATTACTTCCTATCCAAGACCCACCAGATATAAACAAATACCTAAAGGATATAGCCATTTTGTGCGACATCAAGAAGCGAATCACATTTCATACAAGCCGCCACACATTCGCCAGCACCGTTACTTTAGCTAATAATATCTCACTGGAAGTCGTTTCTAAGATGCTTGGTCACACCAATACCAGAATGACCAACCATTATGCCAAACTGATAGATAAGTGCATAGGTGAACAGATGGACAAGCTCATGGACACATTTACAGGAGATTCCAACTACTAAGCCTTACAAACTATGATTATCCCACTTGCAGATATTGTGAGTGAGATTTTCTTTTTTAATTTTGCTCCAAACTAAAACATTATGGAAAAGTTAAAAGAAAATTATATAAACATTGACCCTCGTTTAGAATATATGGAACAGATAGCTACATTATATGTTCCAGATATAGACATAGACCCATCTACAGGTGAAAAATATATTTGTGGTACAGCTGCTTTGCCATTCTTTATAAATAGATATAATCAAAACGGATTATATGGTCACTTCACATACGAAGATTATACAGGCAATGAAAGCATACAAGAAATGCTGAAAGGCTTGGGAATTGACATAGATAAGTTCTGGTTTTTACTTCTATTTATCTTTGATTACACCTGTGGCACGTGTTTGGATGGAATAAAAGCTACAGGAGTTGGGGTAGAACAACTCACTAAGTTTGCTAAAGCCATAGCTGATAACCATAAAGAAGTTAATCGGTTTGGAGTAAGTTTTAAGAAGCCTATTACTATTTCTGTAAAAGTGGAGGGCAAGCATCAGATAATAATTGATAATGCCAATGCAATAGGCTATTTGGCTGCTGTTATTGCTAATAATTTAAAGGAGATAGAGGAACATCCTTGGATGCAAATCCAACAGGTCAGAATGAACACACCCACTGAAGAAAAGGAATCCATTCAAATATGGTTGTTCTATAAAATGTTTAATGATTTCTTCAATTTAAAACCATATAACAAGTTGTTTAATGTTAGACAAAAGAAAGGAAGTACCGTTTCACTTAGTAAGACATTACTAATATCAAAACTTATCTACTTCACCAAACTATCTAAGAACAAGAATTTTTCAGAGGACGAATTTACTTTAAAAGGCTACATCAAGCAATATAAAGACAAAAAGATTGATACTATAAACAGCATATACTTCTAATAATAAACTGATAACCAATACAGTCCTGCTTCATCTCATTAAAAGGGTACATGAAAGCAGGATTTTTTTTCTCTCTTTTAATCTTCTCAAAAGTTCTCACCTTTGCAACGTAATCAATAACGATAAGGCGCCAAGTTACAGATTACATGAATTATTAATACTTTAAACTATAAAAAGATGAATATCCAAATTTTACAACAGAGCATAGCTGAGAACCAAGTCTTAGTAAATAACACTATTGATACAGTATTTGTAACCAGATTCTTAAACGGTATGCTAAGAATTCCAACAGAAATCCGTTTACGATTCAAGACACTCAACAATATGCCTGCCATTACAGTTATATTAACTTACAGAGATAAGAAAGGCAGATTGATAAAAGAGGAACTTACAACCATTGCAAACGGTGAACTTATCAATGCGGTCATTTCAGCAATGGGCAGTAACTTGAAACCAATCCATGCATTCCAAACGGAAGGTAACAACACAATAGAAGAAACCTCGACAAATTTTGAACTGGAAATGTTTGAGAAATTCATGGAATCCTCATATCACTTAAAGATTGAAGATGATTTCATAAGCTCAAACGGTGACAGATTTCTTCATGCTGTTTTCTCTATCGGATTCCATTATGATATACATTTCTACCTTAAAAGGGATGAACACATTGAAGAACTATTGAACAAGGCTCTTACTGCATAATCGAATCAAATTTTGGAGGGAGGGTAAAACCTCTCTCCTTTTATCAATACATAATAGCATGAACATTATACTACCCCCAGCATACGATAATGAATCAGCCCATCATCAAGTAAAACAACTAATGGAACAAAAGAAAAATCTGTCAATCCGAGTTGATGATACTCCTTGTGCTTGGATAAGCAACTCAGATATGTCAAGGTTAAAATACATGCTAAATACAGCATCTTGGAACTGGATTATAAATTATCTGGAAACAGGAAATCCAGATGATTTCAAAGTCTTTCCATTACAGGAAGAATCATTACCCGATTTCCAGACTACATTCCTTAAAGCATTAGTTGACAAGAAACATAAAATCTACAGGATTCCTTTTCTAAGAGAAACCCAACCATACATAAACCTTATAGCTGTTTTCAAATTCGGGAAAATCTATTTCAGAATCAGACTGACAGACCCTATCGTAGGATATCTAAACTCCAACAATATATGAATCACTACATTATCAGTAAAGGACAGAAGCTATCCGATATAATGCCACAAATAGAATCAAACATTAATCTTGCCAAAAAATTTCCTGGCATTGGAGCTACCTATCTGGAAATCCATTCTCCCAGACCTTCTATACTGATAGAGCCTAATGTTCCTGTCATTCAAGGTAAATGTGCAAAATCAGACAAAGACTTTAAACTGTTCGGAGTTTACGAAGGTGTTTCAGTCGATAAAATAACCGATTACCTGCAAGAGCCATACAAATACCATAAACTTATGACTACTCCAGAAAGCTTTCCCAAAATCAAACAGGCTGCAAATAATGTTGGAATAGACCTTTATTCCCATTTCTTTTGCTTGATGGATGAATCCCACCTGTTAGTAAAAGATGTGGATTATAGAGATAACATAGTTCTGCCGATAAATGATTTTTTCCTTTTTAAACAGAAAGCTCTGGTTTCGGCAACACCGATTGCATTTTCAGACCCTCGTTTCAAAGAACAAGGTTTCAGAACTGTCACTATTGATGCTGACTATAACTACAAACAGGATATTACATTAATTCATACCAACAATACACTGCAAAGCATCCAAGATTATCTGGAGCAACATAATGATTCCCCAATATGTTTCTTTATTAATCTGGTTGACTATAGCCATTCATTAATAAAAGAATTGGGAATCCAGAACGAATCCTCCATATTCTGTGCACCTAAAAGTGTACAGAAGCTAAAGAACGAACTTGAATTCAACAATGCCTATGATGAATGGAAATCTGACAGAATGAGAAAGTTCAATTTCTTCACAAGCAGGTTTTATAATGCTTTTGACTTGGAAGTGGATTATACCCCACATGTTGTAATGCTTACTGATATAAAGGCATCACCATATACCATACTTGATATTAATACGGATTGTGTACAGATTGCAGGTCGTTTCCGTAACGGATTATCTACACTTACACATATTTATACAACAGACAATAATCTACCAATAATGACTACGGAAGAAATTAGAATACACCAGTTTGCACAGGAACACGCATACAATACAATCCGAACATTATATAACAGTGCAGCATCCGAAACAGAAAGGAATGCTTTCGGAGAAGCCATGCGTTCACTTCCATTCAACAGGATGCTTTATCCAGATGGAAAGAAAAACTATTTTGCCATTGACAATGATACCAATGACAAGCTGGTAACAGGCAGTTACCATGACAGTGACAGAATCATATCTCTATATTATGCCTGTTACATGTTCCGCCCATCCTGTACAGGATATATCTATCAGTTTAAGGACTTTAGCCAACTATTACTTCAAGGCTCTAAAATGACAGTCAAAGAAAAACGCAAGAAAATGGTAGCCATACTATCCGAACTGAAAGAACCGCTATCTGAATTTGATTTGGACTTTATAAACGAAATGAGAAAAGTTGATTCCTTATTGATAGAAGCATACGAACTTTTAGGCTTGGATTCAATCATGGAAATGGATTATTCCCAAAAACGCATGAACGAAGCTATTATTCTAAAACGGATGCAGGGCAATACAACAGTCAAACTGATAAAGAACAGTTTCAAGACTGGCTACAAATACAAATGCTCACAGATAGTTTCTGAACTGACCCGAATCTTTGAAATGTTGAATATCCATCCTCATAAAAGCATCCGTGGGGAAACCATTAATCATTACTTCGATACAGTTCCATGCAGAATCGGGAAAAAACGGGAACGAGGTTATTTCCTCAGAGCAGAACTATTATAATTACAGGTAGGACAAAAACAAATAAAGTTCTTCTTTTTATACCCCATTACACTTTTGTCCTACCCTTACAGAATTATCTGAAATACCGTTAAACCTATCTTTTATAAGTAGTGAACTTATGATTAGTTCCCCACCTATAAAGTAACTATCTTTATACAACTTCAAACAGATAATTCCACTACCAAGATTCCCTATTTACAAATCATTCAATATTTCTAAAATGCAAGAATTTACTTATGAGCAAATCAGAGAAAAAGCACTAAGACAAGGAGTAAAAGATAACAGGGTTCATATAGGATTATGGGCTAATATTAATAACTATCTAAAAATAAGGAGAAAGAAAAATGGAAAGGTTACTACCTATTATATCTCATTGCAAAAACTGGCTTACTGAAAAGATAAGATTTAAAGTACAGAGATTGATTTTGTCTAATTTATTGGGTGTGCTTATTCCCTTTTTACCGTGTGCTTAATCACCCCCTCTCTACATTCCTACTACTACACTCCTATTAGAGCATGCAATCCTCTTACGAGCATTGCAATGGTAATTTGGATATTGGGGATTTATAAAAAACAATGATATGTGGATTTACAACAAGCATATATATGACAAGCTAAGCGAACTAAGGAAAATCAACAGATTAAGTTCTTCTAAAATGAGATTTCTATTAAAGACCAACCAAATCATTCTTATTAACCATATTGAGCGATTGCCTTATGACGAAACTACCATTCAAAGAATACACCGTAATAAATAATACTCTTATTCAGAAACTTGGTTGTGCAGATGTTTACAGAACCTATGTGTTACTATTAATAGCAGATAAAAGCACACTAACAACTGATACTACCATAGAGGAGCTTGCATCATTTGTTGATGAATCAAAATTCAACTATAAAGGTAACAGGAAAACCAAATCATTCAATGACAAGTTAAGAGATACAGGAGAAGTTACCATACAAGAAAAGAACAGTGGCAAAAAGGACAGAACTTGGACTGATTATATCTTTTCTCCAGTTACTTATGGAAATTACAGAAGAATCAGCAGGGAGTTTTACGATTCATATAATGATACATTGGATTTGAAACTTAGAGGATTCATTCTTAAACTGTTCAGTGCAGCAGAACCACATAGCCATACCATTATTTTACCCATGAGAAAACTGGAAAAACTAATTCACATGGGGCATGATACCATTAATAAATATATAGACCAGCTAATAGAACTGGACTTATTAGACGAAGTTGGTGATTCAACCATATTAAAAGCCAAAGGTCTCATTTTAGACCAACCCAAAGATAAATATGTGGAAGAAGTTAAAGCTCGCTTTGAGCACATGATAGCTTATAATGAAAGCAGAGGGAATCCAATTTCAAGAGAATGCATGATTTATAAGAAGTACAAAGAGAAACTATTTGAAGGAATCCAAAACATGCACGCTTTTATGAAATCATTGGAAAGTGGATTAGTTGGCACGAAGCAAGATATAAAAGACAATGAAGAACTTCAAGATATTATTTTATAAATCAAACTCAAATCCTGTTTCTATATATAAAGAGTTATATACGAGATACCATACCACTATTTTACTCCCCCTCATGGTAACTTTAAGAAAAAAGAATACTTTAAAAACTTTCTTTGGTGGCTGACTAAAAAAAGAATGCTTATTAATAAGAAAACTGGCACGATGCACTATTACCATTGTTAATGGAATAATTTACTAAGCTCCTCACTTCAAATAAAGTCTCTTTAGGGAAAAGCACAAGAATAGCCTAAGATGCAAACGAAGAAATTCATTTGTGTTTTAGGCTTGTTCTTGTTTAATCAATTCAATCAATAATCATTTAATTCAATTACATTATGGGAAATTTAGTAATTATGCCAGCTATGGCACAGCGTAAAGAATCATTAAACATGGGTGAGTTTGCAGAAGAAGCTATTATTATAGAAGAAGTTACAACACCCAAGAGAGTAAACCATTTCATTGAAGCCAACACACAGGAAGTAACCTTACAGCATCTCACCAAAGACTGCATCATCCCAAGTTTTGCATCAATGGAGGAAACCATAAGTCACCAATCTTTTATAGGTGCAGTAGTGGATGCAGCCAAGGATTATTTTCATGGAGAGCAGTTTGATATACCAGAGATTAGAATCTCACACCCTATCAATGGTAGAATACCAAGTGCATTAGGTAAGAAAGCTTCAGAACTGACAGACGAAGAGAAAACTTTGTTCTATCAGAGAATGTGTTTCTGTTTTGAAATTCCATCTATCGTACATGATGAATACGGTAATCGTTTGGCTTTATCTATTGGTGGAGTGAGAGCATATAACGAGATTAACTTGTACAGTAAGAAATCTGTGGAAAGGTTTAAAATTTTCATAGGATTTCGTAATCGTGTGTGCTCTAATTTAATGCTTACTACTGATGGCTTGCAGGACAAGATAGAAGTCTTAAATGTACAGGAACTATATGCAGCTGCATTGAATCTCTTCCATGCTTACAACCCATCCAAAGACCTGCACCTGTTAAGAACGCTTGGACAGATGTCAATCACCACAAGCGAATTTTGTCAGATAATAGGCAGGATGAGATTATATCAAGCTCTTACACCTAACCAACAAAAACGTTTACCTCGTCTATTGTTGGGGGACAGTCAGATTAATGCAGCTTGCAGGGCATTTGTTTCTGATGCAAACTTTAAAAGTACAGGAGACAGCATTACTGGTTGGCAATTGCTCAATTTGCTTAATGGTAGTGTGAAGTCAAGCTACATAGATAACTTCTTAGAGAGGAATCTTAACTGCACAGAGTTTGTACAGGGCATTCAACGTGCCAAATTAGGAGATAGTGAATACGCTTGGTTTTTGGGCTAAGTGAATTATTGATTGAGAGAGAAAAGGGCAGCTATTAGTTAGTTGTCCTTTTTTTATTTCTACCAATACCTAAAACTTACAATTATGAATATAGATTATAAAGTAGGAGAAGTGAAGCTATCTTATAAACCCAAATTCAAGAATCAGCAAAAAGTAACCTGTTCAGAGGATGCTTATAAATATATGCTTTCCACATATAAGAAAGGAACTATATGCTACAAGGAATATTTCAAAGTCCTGTTCCTAAATCAAGCCAACCAGATTTTAGGATATACTCTTATTTCAGAGGGAGGAATCACAGAAACCTGTGCTGATGTCAGATTAATTATGCAAGCTGCATTACTTACCAATTCTGTAGCTTTAATTCTGGCACACAATCACCCAAGCGGTAATCTGAAACCAAGCAGGCAGGATATGGATATTACTAAACAGGTAAGGGATGCAGCACAGTTTATGCGGATAAAAATCTTAGACCATATCATCCTTTCAGATACAGAATACTACAGTTTTGCAGATGAAGGAATGCTGTAGCATAAACAAGGGCACTCAATATTTTAGTTGAGTGTCCTTACTTTATAATATTCACTTTGATAATTAGTGAATGTTTCCTTATAAATCAAGGAGTTAGTAAATCCAACTCAAAATTAATATCCACTTTTATTCATTTACTTATAAAACAGAACATTATGTCACTTAAATATTCAAGCACAACAGCAGACTATCTTGTTTGGTCAGATGCAATGAATCTTATTAGGAAACTGGCAAAAGATGATAATTATAAAATATCACTTCTTATAGCTTTAGGTTGTTTCACAGGATTAAGAATTTCTGATATTCTGGCTTTAAGATGGAAGCAGATAATAGATACAGACGAATTTACTGTAATTGAGAAAAAGACAGGTAAGGTAAGAACCATAAGACTGAATCCCCAGCTACAGGAACATATCAGAGAATGTTACGAACATATAAAACCAGTTGGAATCAATGCACCCATCTTAGTAAGTCAGAAAGGTACAGTCTTTTCAGTCCAGAGAATAAATATCATTCTTAAAGAAGTGAAGAAGAAATACAAGCTAAAGATTAAGAACTTTTCCTGTCATTCACTTAGAAAGACTTTTGGTAGACAGGTCTATAATATGAACTGTGATAATTCAGAACTTGCTTTAGTAAAGCTGATGGAACTGTTCAATCATAGTTCTGTTGCCATTACTAAAAGATACTTAGGATTAAGACAGGAAGAAATCTTGCAGACTTATGAATCATTGAGTTTCTAAATAACAGGTAGGACAAATAAAGAACAAGGTTAGCTTTATATACCCCAATCAAAGTTTGTCCTACCTAAATTTTAAACTCCAGATATACCTAAAGTCCGATTATTTGTGTTTGGCATTTCAGCCTTATAGTAATAGGTCAAATCCATAAGTTTTTAGACTTTAAAGCCAACTTAACTCTTATAATCCATACTGGAGATAACTGTTTGTAAATAGCCAAAGATATGTTGGGATAAAGACGAATAATGTTTGATAGCAGAAGATTTACTATTTATCCCTACATCGTATAGAATTATTTAAAACCTTTCGCTAACTTTGCAACAATTCCAGTGAGTTATAGTGTTAGCAAGCTGAAAGGACATAATTAACGAAAGGTGTTATTGAAATTATCTTCTACATTCAAACTTCGCAACTTTGAAAACTAGCATGAAGATGGTAGCAATAGCACCCATACTTGATATATACCTACCTTATGTTTATAAGGTTTCTATATACTGCTTGGTGTGGGGCTATTGTTTTATTCATGCTAGAGGTAGTGCGAAGACCTGAATGTAGAATAAAGCAATATAGTGTCCTCACACCTTTTTTATTTATTGCTTATTCAAGGGGACAGGTGAGCGCATAATATTTATTGCAATGAAAGAGCTATTTCAAGTCTTAGATAGAGAGGATAGAATCTCCATCCTTAAACTGCTGTCATTATTAATAAAAGAATCTAATAAGTCCACCTATAACGATAACAGCGATTGGATTTTGGCTTTTAATGAAGCTGGATTTAGAACTGATGACATCAACATTAATGAAATATTGTCTAATATTGATATGGACGTTTATAATAGTCCACTAAAAGATTGGCAAGTTCAATCACTTAACTCAATATGTTTTCTGGAAAATATTTTAATCTTTAGATATGTTCCAGACGATGAAGCCAAGGAAATTATCTATATGGAACGAGAAGCAAAAACCTATCGTAAAATAGATAAAGATAGACCATTTCCTCTTTGTCCCTTACCTTTAATGCCAGAAGAAGTACTTAGAATTATGACAATTCGAGTATTAAAACTATTTCGTAATGACACAAACATTTGGTTTGATGTAGAGAACCTACGCATTACTTTAAGTAAAGGACTGGATAACTCATATTTATATTTCAATGAACAAACTAATGAATTTGATATTTGGTTTGAAGATTCATTCATGAGATATGTTGGAGGGATAGAGTGGAATACTCCTAATAATCCATATACCACAATGTTTGTCAATCAATGGTTTAAGACAGGAACAAAAATCGTACTTGATGAACTATTTGAGGGATTCTCTGCAAATGGTTTAGACATCAGATATAATGCAAATGTTGGGTTAGGCTTACATATCATCATAAAATTGAATTAATGGATATATTTTCAGTTTTTGTCACAGGATTCTTTGTTGGGGGACTTATTATATTTCTTATCATAAATAGTACAAAAGATTAAAACCCAATCTATAATGAAATCAATAATACATATAATAATGATAATCTTGACTTTATGCTCTTATGGATGTAAGAGTGATAAAGACGAGTTTAAAATAACAGATGTACAATTTAAGAATAATATTTTTAAACCATTGTACATGAATTATGATTATGGAACTCCTATTTGCAACAAACAGGACTTAGAAAAATATAGACTAAAAAGATTAGGACAAAAAATAAGAGTTACATATTACGATAAATCTATCAGACTTGAGATTCTTGATGCCAGCAATAACAAAGAGTTCATCCTTGATTATAAAGGGAATGGGAAATATTCTGGTGATGGAATAGATGCCATTATCGATGAAAAAACATTTAATAATAGCATTACAATTAACATCAATGCACAAGTTGAATTAGATGTAGACCTCACTATCTTTAAAAAATATGAGAAAGCTAAATCTGAACCGTCCCAAGGTTGGGAAGGATTAAACGAAAATTACTGGCTGATGACCAATAAAAGCATTATAATTACAGCAAAAAAATAAACACATTTTAAACTAAATCATCTACAATGAAAATATTAAACTTCTTAGCTGCTTTTCTGTTGTTCACACTATGCACTAATGGATATTGTTACAATAATAACAAAACAATATACAAAGAAGAGGCTACAATACCTCAAGACGAAATTAAAATAATCAGCACATTTACTGTAACCGCCAAAGTCGCAAGAATTTCAGGTATCTTTCCTAATCAATATCTTAAATACACAAATCAAGTGACCTTAACAATTGCTATATACAGCAATAGTGTAGCTTCTGTTATAGCCGTTGGAAATAAGCAATTAGGAATCCCATTGCCAATAAGAGTAGCAGCCTTCCAAGATGATTACACTTTCGAATGTTCGGATAAACAAAATGATGTAATCTATTGCTTTAACACCTCTAAGCTACAATAAATATGAAAAGACAGCATCATTAATAAAAGAACAGCATTTGAGACTAAAAACTCTTATGCTGTTTTTCTTTTATAGAGCTACTACATTTTAAGGAAATATCCAGATTATAAACCCCAAGAAATAAAATGTCGTACCAATCATGGAAGTTAAAAAAGGAATAACTATCTTTGTTTTGAACTCATAAACATAAGATTTATGGAATATATAAATGAATTTCACAAAGAATGGATAGAACGCACTCGCCAATCAATAGCATCTTGGAGCAAGCAGCCTATATCGCTAGAAGAAAAAAGGAAACAGCAGGAACGCTTGAACCAACAGAGAGCTATAAGAGAGGGCAAACAAAAGAGCTGATTGACTTCGCCAAATCCAACAATTTATGGATTTCTCTTTCTGAACTAAATGTTGAATTTCTTAGTAAAGGTGGAGAAAACGAAGTCTATACAGGAAATAAAGATAATATCGTTATTAAACTGAATAATTTTGAATACGCAGGTGATGATTTGGAGAATTTCTTCATCCGCATAAATGCACACAACAAATTATTTGGTAACGTACCTTATCAGATGATAGGTTTCGCCTATAATAGCCAACAAGAATTCTGTGCAGTTCTTATACAACCTTACATTTTGGCTGAACGAGAAGCTACAGAAGATGAAATAGCTACCTATATGAAAGCATTAGGCTTTGAAATGGACTATTACGACGAATATCATAATTCAGAATATGAAGTGTTTGATGTAGTTCCTAACAATGTACTTTATGGCATTGACGGTGATTTATACTTTATCGACACTCAAATCAGAACACGGTCTTAATCCAAATATGGATTTCTCTTACAAACGGAATTGCATTGGGAATTTGACCATAATGCAGCCCATTTTTATAATTAGTTCTTTTATTTATTTACACGGAGTTTATCTATTGCCACTATAGATTTGATTTATAGTTAATTAAGCTGGTTACAGGGATGCTCGGTCCTGCTTCTTACGGTATGACAGATACTATGGGTCGTATGCACTCAGATGCGCAATTTGCGGGCTCGTCATCAGTTCCTGCTCACGTAGAAATGATGGGATTCCTGGGTATCGGTAACAACCCGATGGTAGGTTGTACAGTAGCTTGCGCAGTTGACGTT